GTAAGTGTTTGTGCGCTGCTGTCATTTGTTCTTGGACACGCCGGGCTTCTTCCGGGGTCATGTTGCCGCCTTTCCGGTAGGTTTGTGCTAGCGTACACCCTACCAACTAGCAAGGAGGCACCGCATGACGGTCAACAAACAGCAGTTAGAACAACTGCTCAAACCCATCAATCCGACCAGAATTGGTAAGGATGGCAAGGGTTTTTCCCATCTTGAAGCATGGGATGTTCGCGCCCATTTGACCCGCATTTTCGGGTTCACTAACTGGTCAGCCGAATTGACTGATTTGCAGCTCGTATTTGAGACTGAATCACAGCGCGACGGTAAATCCCGTTGGTCTGTGTGCTATCGGGCAACCGTGAAACTCACCGTTTATGGGGATGGTGTGTTTTGCAGCCCTGCTATTTACACCGAGGCGGCAGCCGGTGATTCACAAAACAACCCTTCTCGTGCCGATGCGCACGACATGGCAATCAAAACCGCTGAATCCCAAGCATTCAAACGGGCAGCCGTGAACCTTGGCGACCAGTTTGGTTTGTCGCTGTATAAGGATGGGTCAACGGGTGCTGTTGTTCGAGACACCCTAATCAAGCCGGAGGATGATAGTGAACAGCCAGTTGAGGAATCTGCACCAACAGGTTCTGAAGAATCTGAAAGCGCATGATGGACACTGGTTTTTCACAGGCTCAATCAGCCCCGCTGGATTTGGGTACCTCACGGAGCGTCATAACGGCAATCCGTACCGCTTTCAAGCGCATCGCATCGTTTGGCACTACCACAACGGACACACAACCAAACGACTCACAAACACCTGTGGACACAAACACTGTGTCAAACCTGAACACTGGAGAGTGAAATGAATGAATGGGCGCAACTATTCACAGCCGACCTACTCCAATACGACAAGCAATCCGAGCGTAGCCAACAGTCTGAACAAGGACTGCTCGGCCCATCCGACCTCGTATGTCGAGAACGAGCAAGGCGCGTCACTGTGGGCACAAAACCGGATCGTGAACCAGGCAGCTTGGCTGCAATTTTTGGAACGCATATTCACGAAGGCATCCGGCAAGCAAGGACAGCGCTGAACCCTAATTTGTTGCATGAGGTTGAAGTGTTGATTACTTTGCCTAGCGGTGCAACTATTACTGGTCACGCTGACGAGGTTGACCCGGTAGAGAATTCGGTAACGGATTTCAAAACTGTGGCTGACCTTGCCTACCGTAAGCGTATTGGCGCTGACGATAACCACATTCGACAAGTCACTTTGTATGCGCTGGGGTTGGTTCAGCAGGGTGTGTTGGCACCGAATCCGTTGCTTCGGTTGGCGTACCTTGACCGCTCTGGACGCATTTCGGAGCCGTGGGTGTACGAGTTTGTGTTTGATGAGGAAAACATTCGCTATTCGGATGCATTCATTCAGGACATTATTTACGCGGTGCAGCATGGTGAGCAGGCGCAAAAGGATTGGCCGCGGGAAATGTGCCGCAAGTTTTGCCAATTCTATTTTTCTTGCCGCACTGATGACATTCCCGATGGATGGTTGTCTGAGCAGGCTGCGATTGCTGCGCGAACATATGTGCAAGCTAATCGTGAAATTAAGGAAGCAACCTCTGTCAAACATGGTGCGAAGGAAGCCTTGCGCGGTGTTCAAGGTGTTACCCCTGAAGGTATTTCGGTACGCTGGACTGAAGTGAACACATTAGATGATGTGTTTGAGCGTATTGATGTGAGGGAAAATGTTCGAGTTCAAAGTGAAACCGGGAATGACGGTGACTTATTGTGATGAAGATTGGGTTGTGGTTGGTAAATCACTTTTGCCTGGTGGTTGGTGGATTCAGAAAACGGTGGAGGGTCGTCCGGTGGTTGTGGAGGCGCTTCGTAAGGAACTTGGGCAGGCGACGGTCAGGTGAGACACCGTTCTAAAAAGATGCAAGCCATCTATCGGGAACGCCGATTGTTGGTTGCGGAACTTCTTGATGGTGCAGTGTGCGCTAGATGTGAGTCAGCGCAGGCTACTGAGGTGCATGAGATTAAAACGAGGGCGCGTGGGGGTTCAATTCTTGATCGTGAGAATTGTGTTCCTTTGTGCCATGAGTGTCACCGTTGGGTGACTGAAAATCCTGCCGCGGCCCGTGAGCAGGGATGGTTGAAGAACAGTTGGGAGTAATGGTGGAAGCACTTGTTGGGAACTTGGGTCGTGACCCGGAGTTCAAGTTCAGTCAGAATGGTGTTGCGGTAGCCAAATTTTCGCTAGCCGTGACCGAACGCATCAACGACAATGGTAGTTGGAAAGACGGTTCAACGACTTGGTATTCGGTTGTGTGTTTCCGTCAGCTCGCTGAGGGTGTTGCGGAAACTTTGCGCAAGGGTGATCGGGTTGTTGTTGCCGGAAAAGTGAAACAGCGTTCTTATACCCGTGAGGATGGGGTTGAGGCTTTCACTCTTGAAGTTGAGGCTAACGAGGTTGGTAAAGCGTTGTCTCGATTTAAGGGTTTCTCGCGTAGCGCTGGTGAGCAAACTGGTTTGGCTTCGTTGAAGGATGTTGTGCAGCAGTTGGGTGGAAAGATTATTGAAGATGCACCCTTCTGATAAGCAGGTTCGGCGTTGGGCTAGGAGGATGGGTATTCCGGTTGCCGAGCGCGGTGTTGTTCCGGTTGTTGTTCGTGAGGGTTTCGTCAAGTGGATGAAACTTGAGGGTTTGAAACGGAGGCGTAAGTGAGTGTGACGCGGGAGTTTGTGTTGGCTGAGCCTAAGACTCGCCAAGAGTTTTCGGCGAAGATTGATTTGTGTTACGACTTGTCCAAATTGGTGCGTGAGGAGTTTCCTGATGCAGCGCAGGTGGCTGATTGGATTCTTGGTTTGGGGAAAGAGTTTGAGGATGCTGCGCAAGTGTTGGACGGTGAGCAGTAATGCCGGTGTATCAGTTTCGTTGCGATCACTGTGACTTCAAAATAGAACGCTCCTTCCCCATCAAAGAAGCCATCATTGAACCAACTTGCACATCATGTGACCGACCTATGCGCAGACTATTCACAGCGCCAGGAGTGCGATTCGTTGGCGACGGATGGGGTGGCAAACCATGAGTAAGGCGAAACGCAAAGGCACCGCAGCAGAATCCGAAGTCGTTGCCGCCCTACAACGAGCTGGATTTGTTCACACGGAGCGTCGAGCGCTTGCTGGTGCGCTGGACAAGGGTGATGTGTTGGGTGTTCCGGGTTGGGTGTTTGAGGTGAAGGCCCATGATTCGTATGGTGGGAAGTTGCCGGAGTGGTTGGCTGAGGTAGCGCAAGAGGTTGTGAATGCTAAGGCTGAGCATGGTGTGGTGTGGCATAAGCGTCGCGGTAAGGGTCGTGCCGAGGATTGGTTTGTCACCATGACTGGAGAACAGTTCTTGAAACTTTTGCGGGAACTTGAGGGTTTGCTCTAGAATGCCCCTAGAAGGCACCTAAACGCCACAGAGACGAGCGAACCATGCAACCTAATGGTAACCCACCGCACTACCGCTGCCGAGCCTGTAAAGCCGTCTGGGAGGCTTCAGCATGGCATTGCGTGTTTTGCCACGAAACTTTCGCGCACGATGTATCCGCTAGCCACCGGCAACCCGGAAAAATCCAATGCGCTGACCCAGAAATCACCCTAGGTTGGGTAAAAAACAATGGCCGGTGGGTTCCACCAGCGCCTAAAACAGATGTTGGCGAGCTGTGGGAGGTAGCGCGTGAGTATCAAGTTGATGAGCCGGGTGTGGTCAGACGCGCCTTACGATGGAAAGGAACTGCTGATCCTTTTAGCGATGGCTGATTTCGCTACGGATGAGGGTTTCTTTTTTGCGTCGAAGGCAACGCTGGCTAAGAAGTGTCGGTGTTCGGTTGAGTTTGTGCGGTTGACTGTCAAAAAACTCATTGATGATGGTGTGATTTGCGTCACAAATCAGGGGTGGGGTCGTGGCAAAGCAACCGAATTTAAGTTCCTCAAGGCTGTGGATAACTCCGAAATAAAACCCCAAATGAGTTGGGGTTTTGAAGAAGAAAACCCCAAGTCTGGGGGGTCTAAAACCCCAAGTCCACGGGATAAAACCCCAAGTCCGTTGGGTTACAACAGTAATAACAACATAGATAAACAACAGCACTGCCAATTTCACGACAAGCCACAACCCTGTGGAAACTGTCGAGCCGAACAACTAGCCGGAATGTGCGTCACCTGCCACAACAGCCAATGCGTGTGCTAGGTTCCCACCCATGACCAACATCACCGCAATCGCCAAGTCCTACGGCAAGGTTTTTTTGGCAACCCTGCTGTCACTATTCCTGGCTGACGGCGCAAACATTTTCAACATCAGCGCAACCGAAGGCAAAACATGGCTCGCAGCAGCACTCGCCGCCACCCTTCCCCCAATCGTCACAGCACTCGACCCAACCGATCACCGCTGGGGAATCAAAAAGTGACACTCGACCCGGCATGGGTACACAACCCAACCGAACCAGATTTCATCAGCGCAGTCACAACCGAATACCACTTGAACCATTTGAAGGCCGAGCGTGAAGCACTCATCCTCAAAGGCTATGAAGTGCAACGCTCACGCGACATGCTCACCCAGTTGCCTAACCGTGACTACAACGAACAACTCGCGGTAGCCAACGACAATTTAACACTCATCAGCGACACGCTACAAGTTTTAGACACGCTGATTGAAACGCTTGACAAACCCAGCAAGTAGCCCCGATACTGTCTCCTGACAGATTGGAGGCGCACATGTTGGATCTTGGTTCATCAAGCAAAACTGTGTGTGACGGACTGGTTTTACACAACGCGATGGTCGTGTTGCGTGAACTAGCCAAAAACCCCGATAACACGATTGCACAAGAAGCACTTACACTTGTGGAAAAACTTATCGGTGGTGAGAAATGACCCGGCAAGATGTTCTTGCACGCATGTTGCAGACCGTCGAGTTTTGGCGCAATCAAGATGATTCATGCCCACACGGTTTAGACAACTGCCACATTTGCCTAGCGCAAGCCTGCACCGCAACTCTCATTGACATTCTTCAACATCCAACCGGCGAACCAACTTTGGTTGGATTTCGCTGGCAACGCGATGTGATTGTTGTTGATGAGCAAAGTGTGTGCCCGGATTGTGGTTTCGGTTATCAGACTTCTATGCAAGCTAAGGAGTGTTCACGCCGCCACCATTCGGAGGAAGCATGGCGTGGCTGACTTTCATCATCGTGTCGTGTGGCGCGGCAATTCACATCAACTATTTTCGGAGGCGCAAATGATTATCACTTCACCAGAGTTGGCTTGGCAAGATGGAACCCAAGCCTGTAACGATCCCGGACTTGACCCGGACTGGTTTTTTTCTGATGACCACAAAATGCAAATCGCTGTCACAGCCGTATGTTCCGGTTGCCCTTTGTTGAATGATTGCGCTGACTATGCGCTGCATCACAATGTTGAAGGCGTGTGGGGTGGCATGACGGAACGCTCACTGACCGCGAACCGACGCAAACTCGGCATCACACCTAAACCGATTGCCGGTGACATGTTTTTCGCTAACCTGTTAGGCGGATTTAATGCCAAACGAATGCCCTGAATGCGGCCAGTGGAAAGCCTCACACCGAGACTTCTGCCGCATTTGTCGAATCAACAAAGACATTCACAAAATCACACCGCAACAATGGGCGTGGATTGGCCCAGAACCTAACGAGCAGCGCAGAAGAATCGTGCTGGACATGATTGAGTTGGGCGGTGGGGATGCGTAGCGCGTGTGTGTTGTTGCTTGTGGCGGTACATTTGTCGTGGGGGGCGGAAAGTTTCGACCGTATCGAAAGACCCCATGTGGGTACGGTGCGGCACACGGGTTCGATTCCCGTCGTCTCCACGCCACGCGCGTCCCGTGACCGTTCTCCTAGCGCAGCTCGCATGTTGACTATCAGCATGGCTAGCGGAATGCCTGAAAAGCAAGTCAGGTGTTTGTTGCGGTTGTGGACTAGGGAATCCAACTTCCGACCCCAAGCGCTAAACAAGCACAGCGGAGCAGGTGGCATTCCACAAATTCTTGGTTTAGATCCCAAAACCCCAACCAGGGAACAAATCAGGCGTGGCTTGACTTACATTGCCCACCGCTACGACACGCCATGTCGAGCGCTACGGCACCATTACCAGCACGGCTGGTATTAGGGCGGTAGAATTAGATCATGTTCCGGGTTGTAGTTCAAATGGGTCAGCTTGAAGTCAGGCTTGAAACTGACGGCACTTACCCTGATTGTTCTAATGATGTTACTAACCGGGCGAAAGAACTTTTGACTGCTACTGTGGTTGAGTTGAAGCAGGCGGGTTGGTCACCGCTTGATGTTGAGGTTGAGGAAGAAGAAGAGGAAGAAGAATCCGACACACCCGGTTTTTGACTTGACAACAGGTTTGACTGGCCTGTAAAGTCCCACCCAACCAAGCAATAAGGAGGCATCAGATGGCAACCATCTGGCAAAACATGCACGGAGATTCACTAGAACTCGATGTGCGTAAAAACAATCACAGCGAAATCGTCATTGAATCCAAAGTCCTTCAATGGAACCCGGACGATGTTTACGATTTGCAGCGCATGAGCAGTTTCACTCTCACTTTGAGTCGTGATGAAGCATTGGAACTGTTGGAAAAAATCACGGCAGCAATCATCAAACCAACGAAAGTTCCCACCCGCCCAAAAAACACAAAGTTTGTATTCCCTAAGCAAAACCGCTACCCTGATGAACGTCCTTACGACAAGCACGCGCTAGACTAAGGTTCCCACCCTGCCTTCTCCCCCAGCGAGCAGGGTTGGGCTAGCCCCCGGTGCCGGTTCTCTCCCCGGTGCCGGGGGTTCTTTTTTGTGTGTTAGGTTTTGGGTGCAGCTCGCGGCGGTTGCCAGGGCTTGCGCCGGATCATGGCGCGGTCTTGTGTCCCGGTGTTGGTGTTCCCTATGTCCACTAGCGCCGGGACTTTTTTTGTTTTGGTGCTTGCTTTTTTTCGGGTTGTGTGTTTTGATGTGTTCATGCCTGAAAGGTTCGGGCAGATTTGGAGAGAATCAACATGCCAGACATTCGAAACGGACGCGAACCGCGCGCCGCTTTCCCTTGCACCTGTAACGGGTGCCGAGGTTGGGTTCCGGATCTTTATCCCGGCGCTACGGAATACGCAGTAATGCAAGCGGCCCGGCACATGGGATCGCACTATTTCGACAACGGGACGCGCAGTTTTTTCCGCTCGCGTGTGTTGGGTTGGTCAATCATGCATGACGGCGAGCCATACGCGCCTTGGGGTTTCATGGTGCGTGAATCTAAGGGCGCAGGGTTTGATGTGTCTGATGGGCGCGCCTACGCGGTTAGCGTGTGGTGCCGGTTTGGTTCGCTTGTGGCAACATTGAACGCGACCGCCGACGGTATCCCAGTCCAGGATTATGAAGGGAAACCGCTTAGCCGTATCGAATCTGAACGCTTGTTGAAATCGAAGATTGGTGTCGAAGCGGCACGGTTGGCGGTTGCGGCTTGTGTTTGTCACGGTTGCTGCGTGTGGGGTGACCCGTGGATGTACAAGGCGTGCGAATCGTGCGACGCACCTGCCGGTGAATCGTGCCGCCCGGGTTGCTTGGGCGTGACCGCATGAGCCGCGACACTATTTCATGGAGCCGTGACGGGTTGGCTAGCGCCGGTTACGCATTGACCCCGGACGAGTTCGCGCAGTTCGTGCGAGTCATGGAGGCAACCACCGCCGCATTTTTAGAGGACAGCGACCTAAGCCCGTGCGAGGTTTGCGGGACTTTCGCGGGCGTTCCTTGCGGGTGTGCCTTATGAACACTGACCGCCTTGTGACCGTGTGCCTAGCCTGCGCTAGCGCTAACCGCCTATCATTCGCCGTGGTTTCGGGTGCTTGTGAAGCCCACCGCGACACGGTGCCACCAACCGCGCCACCCGTACCGCCGCGCGACATTCTACGCGAGCGCCTACTCTGCCGTCACTGTCACCGACAAATTGAACGCGACGATAGCGGGGCATGGATTGACCCGGACGCTAGCGGGGACGACGCTATTTGGCGTGAGGTGTGCGACTCTCACGACACCATGCAAGCCGAACATGGGCCACAGGTCACACCATGACACTAGCCCTACTAAGCGCGGCAGCATGTCTGCTAGCGCACCTACACGGCTATTCGCGCGGCTGGAATCACGCAACACGCGCCGCGCGTGCCCTTGCTAATCACCGATAAATCTGTCACTATTACACCAAGCGCCGCACCCGTGGCGCATGATTTAGGAGAGAAAGCATGAAACTGACCAAGCGCGGTCAGCGCGTACTCCTCACCCTGGCAAGCATTGGCAGCTTGACCTTGGCCTATTGGCTAGCGCGTGGCTTGTGGTGGCTTTTGACCGTGAACCTATGGGGGGGTGCGACTCTCTGAGAGAATCACAAATCGAGCGCGCCCGGCTTGTTCCGACACGGACACCGGGCGCGCTTGCTTTTATCCGTGAATCATGTTTCACTATGTCCTAGCGCAACACGGCGCAATCGTTGGGAGAGACAACATGACACCGGAACACGCACTAGCAATCATGAACGGCGCAACCGACACGGCGCGCAAATACGCAGCGATGTATTGGGCAGAGGACATTCACCGCACCCAACTAACACCGGACACCTACACGCTTGCGGACTATCTAGACAACTACGAATTAGCCACTAGCGCGGACATCAACGAATCTTGGCGAATCATGCGCGACGAATCAGACCTAGAGTGCGCCGCTTGCATTGACCTAACACAACTAGCGCCGGACATGACCGTCACCAAATACGGCAAATGTGACGACCGCAACTGTGGCAGATACGACACCAACGAGGAGACTAACTGATGTCCATACAAGATGAAAGCAAGTTGACACCATGCTGCCAAGCCCTAGCAACTTTTCACGACTACACATTAGTTTGCAAAGGCTGCTATGACGAAGTAAGCCTAGAATACGCCTAGCGCATAACACCGCCCTACTAGGAGAGGAAACACACACCGGACACCAACACACACCACAGAACCCCCGCACCCGGACACCACACACCGGCGGCGGGGGTTCTTTCATACCCCAACACTCTCACGCACACCCACAACACCAACCCGAAACACAACCAACGCGACACCCTATCCCATACTCCCCCGATAATGCCCCTGGAAGCCACGCTAAGCCACCAGCACCGCAGATAGGTAGTGATCTACCTGTCCCTTTCCTAGCGCATTCTGACACTATCTGGCCCCATTCCCGAGCATTCGTATGTATGTACGACTAATACCAGGGAATCGAACAAGTGTTCGGCCAACCGGGCATGTGCCTCAACCCGCCCCCCGGTGAAGTATGTACTAGTGTCTCCCGATTCTTGTGCCATTTGGTGTAGGTTTGTCTTGTGCCTGGTTTGCGTGTGTCTGATGATGTGTGGCGTAGGTTTATTGGTTTGCGTGATGAGGGTTTTTCGGTTGAGCGTGCGGCTAAGCAGGTTGGGGTGTCGCCGCAGACGGTGTTTAGGCAGTTGCGTGATTCGCAGTCTAGGTTGTCTAAGTTGTTGGCTGGGCGTGGTGAGGGGAGGGTTGTTGTTCCGCAGGGGGATGCGCAGCGGGCGTTGGAGGATTTTGCGCTTTTTCGGGTGAGGTATTTGGCTCGTGCTGTGGTGCCGTGGCAGGTGGAGGCTGCGGATAGGATTAGTGAACTTCTTAGGTCGGAGCGTAAGGAGTTTGTGGTTGTTAATGCTCCTCCGGGTTCTGGTAAGTCTACTTTTTTTACGCACGATTTGCCGGTGTGGTTGGCGGTGCGTGATAGGAAGATTCGTATTTTGTTGGGGTCGCGTACTGAGCGTCAGGCGAGAATGTATACGGGGCGTTGTCGTAGGACTTTTGAGCGTGAGGTGCCGGTTAAGGCTGACCCTAGGCTTGTTGAGTTGGGGTTGGCGCAGGATGCGGTTGCCACATTGAAGGACGATTTTGGGGTGTTTAAACCTGTCAATAATGATTTGTGGCGGGCTGAGGAGTTTGTTCTCCAGCAGACGGACGGCACTGCGGTTGAGGACAAGGAGTCTACTTTTTCTAGTTATGGTATGGATTCTGGTTTTCTTGGTGGTCGTTTCGATTTGGTTATTTGGGATGACCTTGTTGATAAGAAGACTCTTCGTGGGGATCAGGATTCGTTACAACAGTGGTGGGAGCAGGAAGCTGAAACCCGTGTCGAGCCGGGTGGGCTTCTAATCTTGCAGGGGCAGCGTATGGCTGCCGACGACTTGTACCGCTATGCGCTGGATTTGGTGGATGCGGATGAGGATGATGATGCACCCCCCGCAAAAAAATATTCGCATTTTTTGTACCGGGCGCATTATGAGGAAAACTGTAAAGGCCACAAAAAGGGCGAGAAGTTAAAAGCGTGGCCGCAGTCGTGTTTGCTTGACCCGTGGCGGTTGCCGTGGCGTGAACTTCAACGCATCAGGGCTAACCGTGAAGACAGGTTTTTGGTCATGTATCAGCAGGAAGATGTTGACCCTGCTAACCAGCTTGTGCCGCGTTTGTGGATTGATGGGGGCAAGAATGCGTCCGGGGAGTTGATTCCTGGGTGTTGGGATGATGACCGTATGGCGGGGGTTGTGCCTAAAGGGTTAGCGGGGGAATGGTTTTCGGTAGTGACGGCTGACCCGTCCCCTAGTAAGTTTTGGTCGGTGCAGTGGTGGTTGTATTCCCCTGAATCCAAAATGCAGTATTTGGTGGATATGCACCGTGAGCCGATGGAGGCACCTGACTTTTTGGACTGGCATCACACAAGCCAAGAGTTCTCTGGACTACTGGAGGACTGGTGGTGGTGGTCATATGAGCAGAAGCGCCCTATCACGCATGTGATTGTGGAACAGAACGCAGCGCAACGGTTTCTTTTGCAGTATGACCATGTGCAGCGTTGGCGTGCCGAGCGGTCAGTGCAAATCATTCCCCACTCAACTAACCGGAACAAACTTGACCCGGATTATGGTGTTCAAACTATTGCGCCAGAGTATTTCTATGGTCGAGTTCGCCTACCGGGTAGTGTGGCTGATGGTTCTAAAAAGAAAATGGAACCACTGGTACACGAACTTGGTACTTGGCCGGAAGGTAAAACTGATGACTGTGTCATGGCGCACTGGTTCCTAGCGTGGAATGCGCCTAAACTGTTTGCTGTGTCACCAAAGAACCCTCCACAATTCAAAAGACCTTCATGGCTTGAAGGGAGCCGATGGTGACTGAATGGGAAGCGTTTCAAGACATTGCGGAAAGCGAACACTTATTCCCAGTGTTTGGGATGCGACTCATGGTTGGCATGGACAGCAACGGAAAAATGCGTATTGTGATGGATCGTGCTGGTACTATTGAGGTGACGCAACTCGTTGGTATCCTTGAGGTTGTGCAATCGAAACTTTTCAGGGAGTTCGCTTCGTGACTGGCCCTAGCATTGAGTCCATTCTGACGATGCTTTCCGAGCGCCGTACAACATACGGCCCGGTGCTGAATCAGATGATGAAACTTCGGGATGCCTACAACGGGGACATTATTGTTCCGCTGCCGGAAATGGATCGCAATGAGCGTTCTTCGGTGGCGAACCTGATTTCTACTGGTCTTGACCAGACTGCGATGCGTATTGCGTCTACTACTCCGAATGTGTTTTTTCCACCGTTGAAGCCGGGTGATAGGGCTTCTGAGCGTAGGGCTGCTACTCGTCGTCGCGCAACGCTTGGTTGGTGGGATGCCAACAAAATGAATTTGAAGTTGCGTCGCCGTGCCCGGTTCATGATTGGGTATGCGTCGTCGCCGGTTGTTTTGCGTCCTGACCCGAAGCGTGGTATCGCTAAGTGGGAGGTTCGTTCCCCACTGACCGCATACCCAGCGATGTCGGAAGACATTGACAACATCACCCCTACCGATTGCATTTTCTCATTCGGTAGGTCTTACAAGTGGATGAAGGCAAACTACCCGAATAGTGCCTACAAGTTTTGGGCTAATGGTGAGGAACCTTCAGCGCAAACCATGTATGACATTGTGGAATATGTTGATGCTGACTGTTGGGTGTTGGCTGCGGTTGAAGTGAACCCAGTCACCCCAAGTGTCATTCCGGGACAGTCATCTATGCGTTATGTTGAATTGGAACGCATCCCGAACCGTACTGGTTTGTGTCCGGCTGTTGTTCCGGGTCGTATCACCCTTGACCGTCAACAGGGACAGTTTGATGGGCTTGTCGGCATGTACCAAATGCAGGCAAAACTCATGGCACTAGAAGTCATTGCCGTTGAACGCGGCATCTTCCCCGACACTTATCTTGTTTCACGCCCCGGCGAAACCGCCAAATTCGTGTCAGGGCCATACGACGGACGCACAGGCATGGTCAATGTCATTGCCGGTGGAGATTTGCGTGAAGCTGGCTTACAGCAGGGCATGGGGCCGACTGCCACCATTGACCGTCTTGAGCGCAACATGCGTATCACCAGTGGTATTCCTGCCGAATTCGGTGGCGAATCCAATTCGAACATTCGTACAGGTAAGCGTGGCGACGCAATTCTTTCCGCTGTGGTTGATTTCCCTGTTCAAGAGGCGCAAGAGTTACTTGGTGAGTCACTGGTTGAGGAAAATAAGCGGGCAATTGCTATCGCTAAGTCCTATTTTGGTGAAGAACGACGCTCGTTCTATGTATCATTCCGTGGCGCACAGGGACATGTGGATTATGTTCCAAATAAAGACTTTGAAACTGACGACAATGTTGTCACCTACTCTTATGCAGGATCGGATGCTAATTCGCTGGTTGTTGGGCTTGGTCAAAGAGTTGGTTTGGGCACGCTTTCAAAGCGGTCAGCGCAGGAAATTGACCCGCTTGTGGCAGACCCAGAACTTGAGCATGACCGTGTGGTTGCTGAGTCGCTGGAACAAGCCTTACTACTGAGTGTGCAGCAGCAGGCGCAGCAGGGGCAGATTCCTCCGAATGATCTTGCGCGAATTATGCAACTTGTGGTGACGGATAAGTTGCCGCTTGCGGAGGCTGTGGATGCGGTGCATAAGCAGGCGCAGGAGCGTCAGGCTACTCCGGCTCCGGTTGGTGCGCCTGAAACTATGCCTGGTCTTGCGCAACCGCAGATGGGTGCCGAGCAGCCGGGTACGCTTCCGGCACAGTCACCTGCTGCTCCAGGTCAGCCGTCTATGCAGGATTTGTTGAGCCAGTTGGGGGTTGGCGGTGCCTAGGGGTCGGGCTAAGGGGTATGCGAATCGAACGGATTTGCAAGCGGGTAAGCCGTTGCCTGTTTCTGCCCCTACTGGTATGCCGTATGGCGACAATAAGGCTTTAAAGGACGCACAGAGGGCTGTTCCTATGGCGGGTACGGAATCCCCAACCCCAACCGCAAACACGCCCCAGACGGCTCCTATGGCTTCTGGGACACCTTTGCCGGTTGTGCCGTTGACTGCACCTACGCAGCGTCCATCTGAACCAATCACTACCGGAATGCCGTCTACTACTGCTTCGTCGGATGTTCAAACCATGAAGGCAACCTATTTACCTTATTTTGAGAATGCTTTGCGCTATCAGAATGTTCCAGAACAGTTTGCTTCCTTCGTGTCATGGTTGAGGACGCAGTGACTCGTATTGAAATTTTCGCTAACTATTTGAAGGCGCTAGGTTTTGATATGTCGCCGATGGCGTGGCATTTGTCAGGAATCCCTATGGCTGATTCACAGCATGTGGATTTGGCTTCAATGTTTGGCAGGCCAGTAAATGGCTGACCAAGAACGCCGTGGTCGCACGGCAAGCGAATACACGAATCCCCCAGTAAAACCCCCGGTTGTGTCACCCCCGACACCACCTATGGTTTTTCAGGGTCGCCCCGGTGGGCCGGCTAATGTTCCCCAGCAGTCCATTGGGGATTTTGTTGGTTCAATTGTTTCGGGTGTCACTAAAAGGGTTGGAACTTTTTTAGGTCAAACTGCAACAGGTGTTGGTACTGGTGTTGCTTCTTTGGGTTTGCCACAACAGTCAGTGCAAATGGGTGTTTCACCAGAAGTTATGGGTTCACAACTTGCGGCACAAGTTGGTCAGCAAACTCTTAAGGCTGCATCTTGGTATGACGAACATGTATGGAAGCCGTGGTCACAGATTGAAACAAGCCTATCTGCAACAGTTGGAACCGAACTCAATGCTTTACAAAGAGGAGATTTCTACAACCCAATCAATGTGTGGAATCGGGCATGGGAAGTTTCTGATCGCAGCCAGCAAAATCCACTTACTCCTGCCCAAGCTGGCATGTATGTCTTCCAAAACATTCCTGGTGTTAAGCAAGTACTTGGCATGGTTACTCCTGACAGTTTCATGGTCAATGATGTGTTTTCTGAAGCCGAACGCCAAAAATACAAAACTAATCCTGTATTAAAATGGGCTACAGGAGCGGGCGATTTTGCAAATAATATTTTTCTTGACCCAACAGTTCTGGGTGGCAAAGTCTTTAAGGTTGCAAAACTTGCAGTCACCAACCCTATTGTTGATGTAGAAAAAGGCATTTTCCGTACCGCCGAACAACGCGCAGCATTTGAAGCAGGCGCAACCCAGCGCGATGTTGCTTTACAGGAAGTTAATGCTGCTGCGCAGCGTGTGCGTGACCATGATGTTGCTATCGCTGACACAGTGCAAAAGCAACTTGAAATTAAGCAGGCTATGGAAGCAGCTTCCGCTGACCCGATGCTTGGCATTAATTCCGCTTCGTATGAAAAGCAGATTACTGATTTGCATGACCAGTGGAAACTTCTTGACGAACAGCGCAAAACAATCATTCAGGATTCAGAAAAAGCGCAACAGCGTTTAGCTGATGTGCGTTCCACTTATATGCCACCGGCTTCAGCGGGTGCGCAAACACTTGTTGACGCTGTGCATGATTTAGGTTACGAGCCGCTAGAAATCATGCGCAATTACACGATTCGTGAGTTCGGTACTAATGCTGCAACTGCTTCATCCATTATTGATGCGGCAGCAAAACTTGGTGATAAAACTGTCACAATTGATGCTATTCGTGCGCTGACAGGTGATGTGAACGCCTACCAACGGTTGTATGACAAGGCAACTGTGGTGCATGAAATGTTGCGCCGCGCTAACGGTGACTTGTCACACATGCAGTTGCATTTAGATTCGATTGAAAAAACTGGTGGCGACATGGCTGAATATGTTGCCGAAACGCAAGCCATTCGTGACCGAATTAGTAAAGAAGTTGACGACCTAGTTCTCTATGACGGATTTTTGCGTGAAGCCATTGGCGAGGCAGGCAACCCTGGTGCAAGATTGCGTCGCCAGTTTGCTCGCGCTGATGCTATTACTGATCCGTTAAATAGTGCAGCAAAGTTCCTTCCGGGGCCGTTGGGTGAAGTCGCTACTAAGGTTGCTTCTAAACTTGATGAATTGCCTGCGTTGATTGAGTCTGCCCGTATTGGTAAGAGTGCGTCTGGTGTTGCACTGGAATTGGGTAAGTCAATTGATGCAGCGCAGTCTTCGTGGCGTTCTCGTACTTACCAATTCCACAATCTTGCGCGTCCTGTTGTGGTTTTGCAGTGGGCTGGCGAGGCTGCTGGTCGTGAGGTTCCGCGTGGCTGGGTTGTTTTGCATGGTATGGGTAGCGAAGATGGTGTTAACGAGTTAGCATCTTGGCTTAATTCGGTTAAGACTTGGGATGCTAAACCTGAGTTGAAACAAAAGTTATTGAATGATTACATTACTGCGGGTCAGAGTGAGCATGGCAAGCAGTCGTATATTGGCGATTTGCGTAGTCGGATTCTTTTGGATGCTGAGCGTCAAGCATTTTTGGATACTGCTGCAGCCAAGAATCCTGATTGGCTAACACCACTTGGTACTACAGATGAATTAGGCAATCCACAAGTAGTTGCTGATGAACTGTGGAACAAATACCGCAGCAAGCGCGCAAAACAAATCCAAGCAATCCTGCAATCACGCGACACTGAAAAAGGTCGCCCCGGATATTGGGTAGACGACGAAGGCAAAGTCGTCATGATGCCAGTACTTGACTCCCAGCTCGCATATTCGCACCCAATGTTGAATATGGAAGTTTTGCATGAAGCGTTTAATGCTGCTTCGCATGAGCAAATGGTTAACGAAATTTCTATGATTCAATCATTGGCTCTTGCCGGTAATGATGCGTTAAAGAGTTCGATTACTGGTCTGTATACAGTTTTTGATCGTATTTGGCGGCCTGCAACTTTGTTGCGTTTGGGTTATACGCAGCGAAATGTGGCTGAAGGTTGGTTGCGTAGCATTGCGTATTTTGGTCACCAAATTGTTGCTATGGCTCCGTTTATGCAGGAGGGCACTAAGGCGTGGGCGCAGAATCGTTGGGCGCGTTGGCAGCAGAAGGTTGAGGTTGTTCAACAGTGGAAGGAACTCGACCAGCAGGGTATTAATGTTCCAAAGGCTCCTGCGTATTTGTGGGGAAATGTTCGTACTTGGGGTTCTCATTTGGAGAAGTCTCTTGCGGTGCAGCGCGAACAGTTGAACATGATGCGTGAGGGTCATGGGATTGTTGCTGATGCGCATTTGAAGTCTTTGGAAAGTGAATTGCGTGATGCGCAGCGTATTGCTAAAGAGTTGAAGACTCGTTCCGCAACAGGTGAAGATGTTGCAGAATCGTTGACTGCTGCACGCGCTGATGTTCGCCGCCTAGCAAAAGAACTCCGCGAATCAACCAGCACTTATGTTGATGCTGTTATTACTGGTCAGCAAGAAAAGGTTGACCGTCTAGCGGAAATGTTCCGTCAATTCAATGATACTTTGAACACGCCTGGTTCTAAGTTGAATCGTGTTAAGGGTGGAACTGGCGAGTTTGCTGTTGGTTCGCATTTGGTTCCGGATGCTTTTTCTGATACTTCTGGTCAATTGTTGCGCGATTTGGTTTCCTCCACAACTCGTTCCAATGTGGACATGAATTTGCAATCCGTTCTTTCCCTTGACGCAGGGGAACGACTTGGTGCAAAGGCAAAGGTTTTCAATCCACCTAATGTTCGTGGTTTGACTGCTGACGAAATCAAGGGTTCGCCTGAATACTTTACGCACTTGGAAAAGTTTGTGCATGAATTGCGCAACGATACGCTAGCCGAGCGCATGTTAGAAGCCTATAAAACACCTAACGATTTTGATTCACAAGTGTTGGAATCGGTTTCGCGTGGCGTAAAGTTTTTGGAATCAGCCGAAGGTCGCTCCTATGTTGAGCGCCTAAAATCCATTGGCGAATATGACCCTGAAGTCACACCGTTGACGGTTGCTACAGATCGTCTTGAGCAACTCATGTCGGCCAGTGGCGAAAAACAGGATTTGCTGGTTCGTTTTGCTGCCGATAAGAAGCGTATTCTTGCTTCTGAGTTGCGGCGTGATTTGTTTGATAATCCGCATTTGCGTCCGGTGCATGGTTTGGAAACAGCAAAGTTTGGTGAGATTCGTCGTGGCGAAGGAATATTGACTGCGTTAGGCAATTTTTATTCCCGTAAGGTGCAGCGCCTTTTTGAGATTTTGGGTTCCATGCCTGAAGATGCAATGGTTCGTCACCCGTTTGCTCGACTTGTGTATATGAAGCATATGCGTGAGCAGATTGCTAATTGGGATGCGCAAGGTGGCGTGATGACGCAGGACATTATGGATCGCATGGTAAATGATGCGCGGGCGTTGGCTGTTAAGGAAACTCGTAAAACTTTGTACACGATTATGCGGGAAAAGAAGATTGGTTCAACTCGTGTAGCGAAGGCTATTTCTCCGTTCGTTCAAGCGCAGTTGAATTCGCTTTCTGTGTGGGGCAAGTTGCTTTACCAGAATCCTGAATCTTTGGGGTATTTGCAACAGATTTGGCGTAATCTTGACAAGTTGGGTACACCTGAAACTGATCCTCAAACTGGGGAAAAGTATTTGACTTTCCAGTTTCCCGCTGCTGTAGCGAATGTTATTGACCATGTTTCACCTGCTATGGCTGATGCTTTGCGAACCTACAACAAGTGGGCATTCCCTAAAACTGGTTTTAATCTTATTTTCCCTGGTTTGCGTGGCGACGATATTACGACCCAGATTACGCAGGTGTTTGGTATTGGGCCTGCGGTTCAGATTCCTTTGGGTCGTTGGATTGTAAATAATCCAAGCATTGACCAAGAGTTGTATGACAAACTTGGCATTGTTTTGCCAGTGCGTTCAATTTTGAGCAAGTTGGTTCCCGATGACCAATTACCGCGTGAAGGAACATTACGAGGTTCTATTGTCAATGCTTTGCTTCCAGCTTGGGCGCGTAACATAACTGCTGCCGCAAGTGGAGATGACTCATATCGTTTTGGTCAAACAGCACTCCTGATTGCCATGACTAAGATGCGTAGTTTCTTGAATGACCCCGCAAACGCTAATACGAGTTTGTCTGAAGCGTTGCCTAAAATGTATGCGCAAGCCGAGCGCGAAGCAACCATGTTTATGTTCATTCGAGCTGCCGCTAATCTTGGTTTGCCTGTGGTTCCTAAGTATCAAACCGAGTTGCAACCGTACATAAATATGTTGCGTGAATATCAAGACAAGTCTGGTAACCAGCAGGGTTTTGGAAAGTTTATTGAGGAACACCCTGATTTGTGGTTCATTAATGCATCGTTGAGTTCCAATACTTCTGGCATGGATTCAACTAAGTTGAGTGTTTTCCTTGCCAAGAAGCACAGTTCATTGGTTGATGATGTTGTCAATATTGATCCTAAGTTTGTATCTATGGTTACGGATACGGTTAAGGTTGGGCAGTTTGATGCTGCTTCTAACTTGTGGAAGCGTAATCAGCCTAAGTTTGTTGAAAAGAAAACTCCACAGGGGGCATTGGAGGATTCGCAGCGGGCTATTGGTTGGTTGCAGTATCACCGTTTGAATGATGCGGTTGATGCTATTTTGAAGTCGCAGGGTTTGACTTCTGTCCAACAGAATCCTGGTCTTGCACTTGGTAAGGCAACTCTTGTTGAAAAGTTAAAACGCATGTATCCAGTTTGGGGTGCTGAGAAATCTACTTTGGAATCTAAGGCGTGGGAGAAAAATATTCTTGCCGCCTACAAGGTTTCTTTCAATCCTGCTGTTGTAAAGGATACCCAGAATTACAATCATATGAAATTTGTTCGCGCGTATTTCACTATGCGTGACCAAATTGTTTCCGAGTTGCGGAATAGGACGATTGCTAAATTGCAGGCTCGCGGTGTTGCCAATCCTAATTTTGATCAGATTAATGCTTATCCAATGACTATTGATTCTGCTGAAGCACGCGACTTAAAGGCAGTTCGGGATGCTTATGTGTCACAGTTGAGGTCTAATGCTTTGTTTGCTGATTTCTATGATCGTTGGCTTGATTCGGATAAGATGACATGGGTTGAAGGGACTGACAAGTGACACAAACTCCAAGACCACCTCAAAATCCACCTAAAAATCCTCCGGCTTTTAATTCTGATGATATTAAGGCAGCATTGCAAGCGGCTGGTGGAATGTACACTGGTGCGGCTGATGATGCCAAGGTTGTGTGGCTTGGTCAGGATGCTAAGGGCAAAGCGGTGACTGGGACTGTGAAGTCTTTGGCTGATACTTTTGTGGAAAGCGTTTTTAATGCTGATGACCCACATCATGCTGATGCCATAAACACTTTTCAGTCTTTGTTTAATTCTGGGGCGTTTGGTTCTAATCCAACAAAGCAATCTGTTTACACGGGTATTCGTCGTATTTATTTGGATTCAGCAAATATTTACCAGGGCGGCAAGGGTCGCAAGGTTGACCCGATGACTAACTATGCCAACAATCTTGCTGTTTTGGCGCAGTACACACAGTCATCCCCAATTCGAAAAGATGTGTCTAGTTACACTGATGCGCAAGCAACTCAACTTGGCAAGGATGCTTTTGCTCAATCTTTTGGTCGAACACCAACAGCAGAGGAACTAACAACTTTTAAGAAGTTTTTGTTGGCCGCGGCTAGCGCAGCACCACGGATTACGAAAACTACTTCCACAGGTACTGTGAGCAGCGGTGGGTTTGACCAAAACACTTGGGTTTCTTCATATATGTCTGGTTTGTTGCCACATGAAAAGAATCAAGCTGATTTGAGTGGTACTGCTGGTGCTTTGCAGGATAAGGTGAATCAGACTTTGCAGCAGTATGGGATTGCTGCTGATCCTGTGCAGGTGTTGAATAGTGTGCGGGATTTGATGAAGGGGTCTTTGACTGAGGATGCGTTGGTTCAGCAGGCGCAGGGTCAGGCGAAGGCTAAGTTTGGTGCAGGTATGGCGGCTGCAATTGATGCGGGTAATACGGTTCAGCAGGTGGTTTCGCCTTTGTTGAGTCGGTATGCGTCGTTGATGGAAGTGAATCCTGATGCAGTGAAAATTGGCGATATTGCTGCTATGGCTAGTGATGAGTCTGGTCAGCGGTTGTTGACTGAGAATGAGTTTGTGAATAAGGTGAAGCAGAAGCCTGAATGGTTGCGCACGACTAACGCCAAGAATGAGGCTTATGATTTGGGTAATAGTATTTTGCGCATGTTTGGAGTGGTGAAGTAATGGCTGATTCTACGATTGTTGCTTCGTCTACTGATTCTTTGAGTGTTTTGAAGGCTTTGTTTGATCAGTATGGTTTGGGTGAACTTGCCACAGCGGTGGTGAAGTATCAGACTGACCCGCAGTTTAAGAACGATAAGGGTGACATTGATACGAGTAAGGCTATGGAGGATTTGCGTCAACAGCCTACTTATAGGTCGCGTTTTGCTGCGAAGATAGCGCGTGATGAGTTGATTAAGAAGGCTGCCCAGTCGGGTCAGTTCACTCTCATGCAACCTATTGATGAGCGCGGCCAGTTGTCTCTTGAACAGGAGTATGCGAAGAAAGCGCAGCAGGCTGGGTTGCCTGCCGGTTTTTATGACAATCCACAGGATTTCGTTAATCTGATTACTAATGATGTTTCCGTTAACGAGTACACCACTCGCATTGATATGGCGCAGCAGGCGGCTTTGCAGTCTAATGATGCTTTGCGTCAACAGTTGAAACAACAGTATGGGATTCAAGAGGGCGATTTGACAGCGTTCTATCTTGACCCGAATCGTGCGCGTGAAGTTACTGCCCAAAAGACTAATGATGTGGTTCGCCAATTCAACCAAGCTGCACTACAGGTGGCTGGGTTTACTCCTGAGGTGGCTGCGCAGGTTGCGCAACAGTCTGTTCCGTCTGATGTGAATGCTTCATTGTTGCAGCAGCAGGCTGGGCAGTTGATTGGTTTGACGAAGGAATCTGTTGGCGGGGAACAGGCGGCTTTGTCGCAAAGCCAGTTGGCTAATGTGTTAACCAGTAGCGCGCAAGGTTTGCAGCAGGCTACAGATGTGCAGGCACAACAGGCGTTGCTTGATGCACAGAAGCGTCAGAATGCTAAGTATTCTGGTGGTGGTCAGGTGGCTGCGACAGCACAAGGTGTTGTTGGTTTAACGCAAGCAAACATCTGATAGTATTTTCCCGCAAACCCCCACAGTCCGCCTCCTTCTGTGGGGGTTTGTGCTATTGTGTACTTGTTGGTTCCGCAAGTGTGTAGCCACCTGCCGGACGGTGTGGTTTAGACCAACTGAAAGTCCGTTGTGGTAGTGACCCGCGTGGTAGCGCGGTATTCACTCCAGTAGCCTTGCTACGAATTACCCTTTTCTACCCGGCCATCCCGTGTTCTCGACGGGGTGTGAAACTGAAATGAGAAACCAATGCTTGATAACAATTCAATCGAGAATGACGACTACGAAACCTCGGATGAGCAGCAACCGGAGCCGTCCCAAAACCGTGACCGTAAGTGGATTCGGGATTTGGAAAAGCGGGCAAAGGATGCGGAACGGGTTCGTGCTGAAGCTGATGAGGCACGCCGCGAACTGGCTTTCTTGAAGGCTGGTATTGACTTGGATTCGCCACAGGGCAAGCTTTTTGCTAAGGCTTACGATGGTGAGTTTACGGTTGATGCGGTGCGCGCGTCTGCTACAGAGTATGGGGTCTTGGAGACTCCTAAGCAGCAGATTCCTACTGAGGAGTTTGCTGCCATGAACCGTATCGCTAGCGCTGCGGCTGGTGGTCAGGTGCATGACCCGGTGGATCATGTGGCTGAGATTTCCGCTGCGGAAACCCCGCAGCAGGTTATCGAGATTCTGGCTAAGGCTGGGGTGTCTTTGGATTACTCGCAGCCTGGTTCGTGGAAGTCGCTCTCCTAATTTCCTGAGAAGGGACTATGGCTACTCAAACAAGTCTCGGCACTTATGCGCCGATTCAGAACACGACGACTTCAAACTTTGATCTCGTTCAGACTGCGTATGAGAAGTTGGCTTACTTTGCTTTGCGTCCGGAGTTGTACTACGACTCTGTTGCTGAAGTGAAGGCAACTGATCTTACGAACCCTGGCGCGACTTTGAAGTTCACTATCTTCAATGACCTTGCTGCGGCAACTACAGCGCTGTCGGAAACTGTTGACATCAACCCAGTTACACTGGATGATTCACAGATTACTGTTTCTCTGCTTGAGTACGGTAACGCGGTTCAGACTTCTGCACGGTTGCGTTCTGTTGCGTTCATGCAGGTCAACCCCATCATTGCGAATGTGCTTGGTTTTAACGCCGGTATTTCGGTTGATGGTATTGCTCGTAACTCTGCGCAGGCTGGTCAGAACTACTTCCAGAACACTCTGGGTATTTCAAAGAACGCTGCGTTTGTTAACGCTACCGATGCGACTGGTTCGCAGGTTCGCACGAACCTCGGCACCTCTAACACTCTGACTGCTGCCGCTGTGTTGCGTCAGGTGGCTGCTCTGCGTAGCGCAAATGTGCCGACCTTCAATGGTCTGTACAAGGCATTCATCCACCCGGATGTTTCCTACGACCTTCGCCAGACCACGGGTACTGCTTCCTGGGCTGACCCGCACGCCTACTCCGACCCGTCGGGTATTTGGAATGGTGTGGTTGGTGTGTTTGGTGGTGCGCAGTTCATGGAAACGCCGCGTGCGCCACTGTGGACTAACGCTGGTGCGAATGGTGCAACTGCTGTGGCTGCAACCACTTCCATCTCGTCCATCACTTCCACCACTTCGGGTAATGTGACTACGGTTACCGCAACCCTTGCGGCCGACCCGTCGATCGCCGTGGGTGGACAGTTCTCCATCGCCGGTAACCTTGTCTCCGGTAACGAAGCACTCAACGGTGACTTCGTTGCTAAGGCAGGTACCACTGGCACCACGCTCATCTTCGATCTGCTTCCGGGCAACACTCTTGCCTCAACCTCCATCACTGGTACTGCCGGTGTGAAGGTCATCAAGGGTGGAACGAACGATGTGTACGGAACCCTATTCATGGGCCGTCAGGCTCTTGCTAAGGGCTTCTCTGTTGGTGGCGGTTACGGTGAACAGCCAGTCATGGTTGATGTTCCTGTCACTGACGCTCTGCGTCGTTTCGAAGGTATGGGCTGGAAGCACCTTGTCGGTTACTCCGTGTTCCGTCAGGCCGCTATCCGTCGTATCGAGTCCGTATCGTCAATCGGCGCTAACGCCGCCTGATGAGGTTGGTGGGGCAGTCATTGGCTGCCCCACCTCCTCTAATCTGATTGGAGTTTGAGATGGCTTCTAAGTCGTCACAGGGTCACGCCCTGGCTGGTAACAAGCTTGATTCGTTGTCTGCTAATCATGCAGCGGTGTTTGAGTCGGCTACTAGTGAGTCGTATCAGAGTGCGGCTGCTATGGCTAAGCATGAGACTGCTGAGTCTCCGTCTATGCAGCGTAAGGAAATCAAAACCTATAAGGGGAAACAATAATGGCTGCTAAGAAAGCCCATCGTGGGTTTGCTGCTGTGCAGAAGGAAATCTCTAAGAAGCAGGGCATTTCGATGGAGCGGGCGGGTGCGATTGTTGCTGCCGGTGCGCGTAAGTCAAGTGCGGCTGCTCGTAAGGCTAATCCGCGTTTGAACAAGGTTTCGGGTATGCCCCCTATGTCTAAGGCTCCGAAGCGTAAAAGCAAGTAACATTCAGGTGGGGGCGGTAGTCTTGCCGCCCCCATCTTAGGATTGGAGTTTTGATTATGGCTGTTGTCACTAGCAGTGTGACAGTTGCTTCCACCGCGACTTTGCTATACACATCTATCGGTCAGTCGCAGGTGCAGTTGCGTAACGATAGCGCTAGCGCTGATGTGTTCATTGGTAATTCTTCTGTGACTACTTCTACTGGTTTTAAGGTTGCTGCGGCAGGTACTTTGACGAATGTGCAACTTGACCACAATGAGTCTTTGTATGGTGTGGTGTCTACTGGTACAGGAACGGTTGCTGTTTTTGCTGTCCGTAGGGGCTGACCATGATTACGCACAGCCGAACGGTTGTCACAACTAGCCCTACTTTGGTTTCTAGCGCAGGCAAAGCGGATCAAACTGTATGCGTCCAAAATGAGGATGCTTCTTTGACTGTGTATTTGGGTGGCCGTGAGTTGTCTACTGTGAATTATGGGTACAAACTTCTTCCTGGTCAAGTATTTGTGGTGAAGATGACTGTGGGGGAGGAGTTGTATGGGGTTATGGCTTCGGGTTCTCTTGCGGTGAATGTTATTGTTAAGGGGTATTGATGCTGCCCGATATTTACATTTACAATCCTTCTTCCGGGTTAGATGATGGTTCAGTAACTCCTGCAAAACTTGCATCAACGGTTTATGGTCTTGTTGGGGAAATTCAACCTTTAGGAACGGTTTCGGCTGGTTCTTCTGTTCGATTGGCTCGCGCTGACCATGTGCATCCAACGGATACTTCCCGCGCCCCGGCTGCGTCTCCTACTTTTTCGGGAACTATTACCACTCCGTTTAGTACGGGGATTGTTCATTCTGATGCTTCAGGGGTTTTGTCATCCAGCGCAATTGTGAATGCTGATGTTTCTGCATCTGCAGCAATTGCGGTTTCTAAGTTGGCCGCTTCGTCAGTAACAGTGAACGGTACGGCTATCACCCTTGGCGGTTCCGGTACGGTCAAAGCCTCTACGACTAACGCACTGACGATTAGCACAGGACTATCGGGCACTTCGTTTGACGGTTCGTCAGCGGTCACCATTGCTAACACTGGTGTTTTATCAGTCAATGGATCAACTGGTGCAGTCACAAACATTGCCACTACCGGAGCAAACACTTTCACTTCTACGCAAACCGTGACGCCGTCAACATCAGTCACTGGTATCACGGTTAACGCAGCTGCATCTTCCATTGGAGCAATTGTCAAGGCCAACGCAACAACACCTGGCAATTTGCAACAATGGCAGGATTCGAGCAGCAATGTCATCACACGGGTCGTGTCCGGTGGCGGAATCATTGCTGTTGAACCGATTGTGTCAACCACTGCGGGCGCTGGCACAACCACCACTTTGGATTGTTCAACTGGAACAACTTTCACGGTTACTTTTGGTGCGGGAAACATCACGGGCTTGCTTTTAACGAACCTGCCGAATGCGGGTTCAACGACTATTACTTTGATTTTGAAGCAAGACGCTTCAGCAGGTAGCCGCACTATTACATGGTCGGGAACCACAATCAACGGCAGCGCAACAAACGCTGTGCCTAAGTGGGCTAGCGGTACAGCACCAACATTGAGCACAGCAATTAACTCTGTTGACATTGTGACTTTGGTTGTGAACCGAACCAGTGGTGCCACGGACAATGTTTATGGCTTCTTGGCTGGAAAGGCATTCGCGTAATGTCTCGTCGAGCAATCAATATTGCTTCGCAAGCAACGCTTTCTTGGACTACACAAGTGTTCACTGCTAGTGGCACTTGGACGAAACCAGCTGGTGTTTCAACTGTTGAAGTGCTGGTCGTTGCTGGTGGTGGTGGTGGCTGTGGCGGATACTTCCAGTCAACTGCACCCGCGACTGATTATGCCGGTGGCGGTGGGGGTGCTGGTGGTGTCGTGTATGCCTCGGCGGTCAGTGTCAGTGGCAATGTTTCTGTGACTGTCGGCACTGCCGGTACTGCGGGAACATCTGGTGCGGCAGGCGGCAATGGTGGCAACTCATCTTTTGGTGCATCTGTAACCGCTACAGGTGGTGGTGGCGGTAACTTCCCTGCCGGTAACAATGGTGGTTCGGGTGCCGGTGGCGCATATTTGAACGACCCTACTGGTTCCAGTGGCGGCACATCAGTAGGAACGGGTGGAACCGCGTCAGCCGGCAGCGGTGGAACTGGCTACGCAAATGCTGGTGGTGGCGCTAGCACTCGTGGTACTAGCGGTGGTGGTGGTGGCGCAAACGCTGCAGGTAGCAGTAACTCGTCAACCACTTCTGGTTCTGGTGGTGCCGGTAAAACCTTCTATTGGACTGACGGCACATCTGGCGTAGCACTGAATATCACTTCTGGCAGTAGTTCCATTCTTGTAGCCGGTGGTGGCGGCGGCGGAGCCTTATCAACTGGCACTCGTGGCACTGGTTCATCTGGTGGTGGCGATGGTGGAACAGGTGCCGTTAATGGATCATCGGCAACTATTGTTGCTAGCACATCTGGATACGGTTCGGGTGGTGGTGGTGGCGGTCGCCCGACCACTAACCTTTCATCAACTAGCGGCGGTGCCGGTGCAGTCGGCTATGTCATTGTTCGTTGGCAGCAGTAAATATTGATAAGGAATACACATGAAAACTCCAGCATGGCAGCGCAAGGAAGGCAAGAGTCCTACAGGGGGTCTAAATGCGGCAGGAAGGGCATCTGCGCGGGCGCAAGGCATGAACCTTAAGGCTCCTGTCAAATCGGGGGATAATCCTCGTAGAGCCTCGTTTTTGGCGCGTATGGGGAACATGCCTGGGCCGGAGCGTAAAGCAAATGGTGAGCCGACTCGTTTGTTGTTGAGTCTTCAGGCTTGGGGTGCGTCCAGTAAGGCTGATGCTCGTAAGAAGGCTGCGGCTATTAGTGCTAGGAATAAGAATAAGTAATGCCTTCTTTTACGCCTTACAAGTCGGTGCAGTCGCCTCGGTTGAGGTTTAATCGCGCACCGAATGTGTTTTTGTTGAAAGATGGAACCATTGTTGAGAGTGGTTCCCCGCATGAGGATACTGTGAGTAAGGCGTTTTTGTTTGGGCATGAACCGTCTGGGATTTCTAATGATGAAGCCAAATTGTTGATTGATTATGGCTTCAGTTTGATTCCTGATGGTGTGATGTGGCATGAGATTAAAGCACCAATTTTGGGGTCTGGTTTCACTATTACAGTTGGTGTGAATGATGGGCCGTTTGCGCGAGGTGTGTCTGACTATTTGGGGGCGTTTGCTGATTTCACTGTGTTGTGTGAAAACAATGTGGTGAGGAAGCGTCCGGTTCAATGGTTCCCTGCCGATAAAGAGATTCGGTTCCAATACATTTTGGATTCTGTTCGACCGCATCGTGTTGAGGTTGTGTTGCGCAATAATGCGTTCAGTCTTGATCCTTATGTTGTGGAATGGAGTTCCTGATGCCTTCCTTTACCCCACCAACGAGTTTGCGCAATCCACCCACTTTGGGCAAGCAGCGCACTGATGTTCCTTTCAAATATTACAGAGGAACTTTAAAGGCACCGAATGTTTTCGTGTGGTCTGATGGCAGAGTTGCCGAAAACTACAACCCGCCCACCGATAGGGCTGTCTACCAGTTTCTTGGCGGGCATGAACCTGTTGGCATCACGGATCAGGTTGCTGGTTGGTTGTTGGCTGCGGGTTACACCTTGACTCCGGATAATGTTCCGTCTGCGAGTGTGGTTGGTGGCAATATTGTGGTGAAGGTTGCTACGGGTACTTATTCGCGTGGTGTGGCTTCATCGGGTAGCGCGTCTATTGATTGGTCTGTGAAGGATGGCGGTACACAGTCGGGTTCTGCTACTTGGACTTATGGTGCGTCTACTGTCACTATTTCTGGTGTCACTTTCAATGCGGGAACGCTGTATACGATTAGTTTGACACCGAAGAATAGTGTGAATTCTGGGGACACTTACCAGTTCACTTATCAAGCTTAGGGGCATTCATGTCGTTGCATCAGCGTCGTACTCATTCGGTTCCTGTTGAGGGTTGTTTTGGGTGCAAACTTGGCACTTTGATGCTTGCGCCTAGTGTGGCTGCTTCCACTGAAGGTGGTCAATCTGCGCTGCGTGAGAAGGCTTTGGAGCAGCGTTGGGCTTCAGACATGCCCGCATACAAGCGGTTGCGTGAGCAGGGGTATCAGCCGCCGCGTATTGATGGTTCTGCTGCGCTTGAGGCTAAGGCTTCTAGCCGGTTTGAAATTGAATCGGGTCGAGCGTTTCCCGGTAAGGAAAAGCAGGTCGCTGACGCGGTATCCTTTGTTCAGGAAAGTATTGGCAGAAGTATTTATGAACCAGCAAAGGCAGCGCAGTGACTCTTGCATCTGATTGGATTGAGCGCACTAAAGCGTATTTGCTTTCTGGTATTCAGGAAGAAAAGAACAAACTAGCTTCTGCGTATACGGCTGGGTCTGGCACTTTGACTGTTTCGTATGACACGATGGGTATTCAGCCGGGTTCTCGTATTGAGATTGGTTCTAATCTTTTGTATGTGTGGGAGGTTGTTGGTAAGACTGCCACAGTGTCCGGTGGGTGGGAAGGCACCACGGATGCGAATGCCGTTTCGGGGTCTGTGATTACGGTCAATCCGCGTTTCCCGGCAGCGCAGATTCTTGATGCTTTGAATTTTGATCTTGTTGATTTGTCTAGCCCGGCGCATGGTTTGTATCAGGTCGGTACAGAGACTTTGACTTATAACCCATTGATGACTGGTTATGACCTTGATGGTGTCACTAACTTAATTTCAGTAATTGAGGTTCGTGGTCAGACTCCTGGTATTTATAAGGACTGGCCGCGGGTCAATACACAAAAGTTCCGTGTCATGCAGACTGCGCCTACGGGTTCTAATGGGTTTGCTTCGGGTAAGGCTTTGTTTATTTATGAGGACATGTATGCGGGTTACCCGATTTGGGTGACTTACAAGAAGGGTTTCACAGCGCTGGCTTCTAGTTCTGCGGATGTGTCTGCGACTGGTTTGCCATCTACTGCGTATGACTTGCCTCCAATTGGCGCTGCGATTCAGCTTATGGCGGGTCGTGAGGTGAAGCGGGCGTTTACTGAGACGCAGGGTGATACTCGTCGTGCGGCTGAGGTTCCGGTTGGTGCTACGAATGCTTCAGTGAATAGTTTGCGGTTGTTGCGGGCGCAGCGCATTGAGGCTGAGAAGCAACGCCTTGATGCGTTCTACCCAATCATCAAGGATGCCTGATGGTTTATAGCCTGTTGCTTGGTTCTCATTTCGGTGCATCACTTTCATCGGCTGCCTCGGCATCCACTTCGCAAGTACCAGGGTTGTTTCCTTGCGCTGTAGCTGGCAGACCGTACATGGTGAACACTGACCCGCAGGCTATTGGTTCTATCTATCACAGGTTTAGTCGAGATTCGTTGCCTTTGTTGCGTACGCAGGCTGATAATGCGCGTACTTCTGGTGAGTCAAGTGTGTCGCCGGAAAACTTGTGGCGGCGTAGTGTGGATTCGTGGCATCATGGCGCGGGGCAAACGCATTATGATCGTGAGGATTCTGACCCGTATCGTTTCAACGCTAGTGTTGGTATTAATCCATGGTCGTTTGGTCAGATTAGTTTGTTGAATTCGACTGCGCTACAGAAGTCTGCCACTGGTTCTAATGGGGAGATGGTTGTTGCTGGTTCGTATGTGTTTTGGATTGATGGTCAGTCGTTGAAGTATTCGTTGTTGTCGGGTTCCACTTGGGGTTCATCTACAACAGTGACAGGTACTCCGGCTGCTAACGCAACTGCGATTGCTACGAATGGTCGCTACATTTTTGTGGCATTCAATTCTAATGGTATTTACCGGGTGGATGTGTCTTCACCGGGAAGTGCAACGCAGATTGCAACAGTTCCTGGTTCTGCTGGTTGTAATGGTTTGTGGTTTAACAATGGTCGTTTATTTGCGTCGCAAACTACTGGTGTTTTGAATGAAGTTACAGAAACTTCTTCTTCGGCATTAGCTACTTCTTATACAGTTTCTCAAAATTATGCGTTGATGACTTTCAATGATTCAACTCACATGGCTCGTTATGTTCCCGGTTGGAACTGGACGGCAAGTGATGCGCTTGGCGCATATCATTATTTTGGTGGGTATTACAACGACAAGTCAACTATTTATAAAGCTACTCTTGCTGATACGCAAAACACGAAACTTGGTGCGCCAACTGTTGCGCTACAAATGCCTGACGGTGAATATGTCACCTTACTTTATGCCCATCTTGGATACATGTTTGTGGGAACTTCTAAAGGTTTCCGCATGGCAGACACCGACAACAGTGGCAATCTGATTCTTGGGCCACTGATTCCTACGCCTGCGCCTGTGTATTGTGCTGAAGGTCAAGACAGGTTTGTGTGGTTTGGTTGGTCAAATAACACTGATAGTGGATTCTCTGGCTTGGGTCGCGCTGACCTGACCGTGTTCAACAAGACTCTACAACCTGCTTATGCCACTGATTTGATGTCTAGCGTCACTGGAACTGTCAGCAGTATCTTAACAACCAGTGACGGCAAGCGGACATTGATGGTTGTCGGTTCAGGTATTTACGCTGAAGATGGTGTGTTGTCTAGCGGCTGGATTACTAGCGGTCAAATCACCCACGGTTTGACAGATCAAAAGGTTGCAGTATTCCAAGGTGTTCGCCATGCCGCACTAACCACGGGACAGTCGGTTGAGATTTGGCATTCAGTGGATGGGGCAGCATTCAACTTTCTAGGTTCCTCTAATGTGGTGAATAGTTTGCAGTCCCCTGACTTCTATGTCGGTGAACGCAACACTTTCATTGAAACCAAACTGATTGTTAAAGGCCCAACAGTGACAGGTTCACTACTTCGGTCTTACCCAGCGCCGAAGCGTTTGACCCGTTTCATGGTTCCCATCCTGCTGTATGACGCTATTACAGCTTTGAACCAGCGCGACTATCCGTTGGATGTTGGGTATGAGTATGACTTCCTTGTGGGGTTGCATACGGATCAGACGATTATTACTTATCAAGAGGGTGATTCGTCGTATTCGGTTATTGTTGATGATTTTTCTTGGCTTCCGGAGAAGTTTTCGACTAAGGCTAAAAGGTATCAAGGTACACTGGTTCTCACTTTGAGACAGATTGCGTAAAGGACACTCATGCCTACTCTGCCCACCCGTCGCCGGTATAAGTTTGCGAACGCCCCGGTTGTTACGACGCTGGCTGCGAACATGTCTAGCGGGGATACGACTTTCACTATTGCGTCTGGTACTAACTGGCCGTCTGCTACGGGCGTAAATTTTTGGGTGACGATTGGTGCGGGTACGGCTACTGAGGAACGCATTTTGTGTTCGGGGGCTTCGGGTACGACTGTGACTGTGGTGTCGCGTGGTCAGGATGGGACGACTGCGGTTGGGCATTCTGTGGGTGACACGGTTTGGGTTTCGTGGTCTGCGACGGATGCTGATGACGCTAACGCGCATGTGTCGGCTACTGGTTCTGATTCAACTGTGAGTGTGCATGGTCTTGCCACAAGTTCTAATGTGGTGGGTACGACTGATACGCAGACTTTGACGAATAAGACTTTGACTTCCCCGGCGTTGACTTCGCCTTCTGTTGATGGTGCGGGTGCGTCGTTTGCTGGGTCTACTTCTGGTACGACGGTTGTGAAGGCTAGTGCGGTTGCTGGTTCTACGACGGTTACTTTGCCTGCTGCTTCGGGGACGCTTGTTACTTCGGGCAGTATTGTGAATGCGGATGTGAATGCTAGCGCTGCGATTGCGGCAACGAAGATTGCTGATGGTTCTGTTGATAATACTGAGTTCCAGTATTTGAATGGTGTCACTTCAGCAATTCAAACGCAGATTGATGCTAAGGCTCCTACTGCAAGTCCGACTTTTACTGGGACTGTCACTGCGCCTACGGTTAATGCGACTACTAAGTTTCAGGTGAATGGTACTGATGTTACTGGTTTGACTGGGGCGTGGACGACGACTTACACATCGAGTTGGACGGCGACATCAGTTAACCCTACAAATGGAACTGTCAATTCTGCTTATATTCAAATTGGTAAGACGGTTCATTTCAGAATTCAAGTTGACTTTAAGGCTTCCCCTGCTACGACTTTTGGTTCAGGTGGTTTCCAACTTACGCTTCCAGTGACCCCTGTTAGCACCTATCAGCAGTTCTCATACACAGGTATTTTGGATAGGACTTCTAGCGGCGGTTCACGCCATCAGTTGATAGGTCGCATTGTTCCTGGCAGTACGACTATGCCTTTGTATTACCTTAACTCAACTACGGGTAACGCGACAGTCACGAATTTTGATTTGAACTCACCAGTGGCTTTGACTGCCACAGTTGGTCACTATTTCGCTATTACCGGCACCTATGAGGCTGCCTAATGGAACACCAAGTAGTCGTCACCCTAGGTGATGTGTGGGAAGAACTTAAGGAACAGAAAGATATTCTGAACACGATTCTTGCCAGATTGGATTTGATGGGTGCGGCAGCCGATTCGCAAGCTGAGCGTATTGCGGATCATGAGAAGCGGGTTCGGTATTTGGAGCGTCGAGTGTGGGCTTTGCCTAGCGCTGCGACACTCATTGCTGTTTCTTCTCTTATTTACCAAATTCTTCGCGGTTAGGTGCTACTGTTCCCCTTGTTGTCCACAACAATGAGGAGGTTCCTGTGGGTATCAAAGACCGTTTGCTGGCCGAACCAGCGCAATATCCCCGGAGCGTGTGCCGGGTTTGTTCTATTTTGACGCAACTTGATGTTGATGATAGAGACTTTTTGAATACTAATTTTGAGAAGTCAGCGGATGATAAGTCTCGGTATTCGGATGCGAAGATTGCTGACATTCTTACCGATGAAGGATTTTCGGTAGGGATTCAGTCGGTGTCTCGTCACCGTCGCGGGCAGTGTGGTGCGCGATGAGTATTAAAGACAGGTTTGAGGAGCCGGTGAAGGCTCGCGCTGAGATTGGTTTAGACGGCGGTTCAATTGAGACTGGGCCGTTGCCGGAGCCGATTGGTTCTGACTGGTCACCTATTTTGAGGTCGTTTGGGCTTGACCCTGCTGTGTTCCGTGTGAAGGATGACACGGTGCGCATGTCTAAGTGGCAGCAGTCTAAGCGTCTTGAGAATGGTGATCGGGATGTTTTGTGGCTGTATTCGTATCGGGCACAGTTTGAGCGTATTGTTGGGGAAACCCTCACGGATGATGACTTTGCGCTAGTGCTGCGCAGGAATGCCCCTAAAAAGCCACAGGAGCCATTCTCCGGCGTTGGAACTCTTGTTGTGTGTTGGGCTGACTGGCAGTTAGGTAAGTCCGCTAATGGCGGTTTTGAAGCCACATTGAGGCGGGTGCGCGATTCGTTTGATGCCACAGTGCGCCGGTTGAAAGCCTTACGCAAACAAGGAATCCCCGTCACAGATGTATGCATAGCCCTCATGGGCGACCCCATCGAAGGCTGCTACGGGCAGTACGACTCCCAACTTTTCACAGTCGAACTGACCCTACGGCAACAGCTCGTAGCCGCGCTGGACTTGTATGCGGAAGGCATCTACGCCCTACTGCCACATGTGAACAAGTTGACTGTTGTTTCCGTATTGTCTAATCATGGGGAATGGTCACGCAAATCCACAGGCGGCAGACCGCTAACTTCTGACTCTGATAGCGCAGACGGTTTCCTAGCGGATGCACTCATGCGAATCCTGCCCTCTGACCTTGGCATTGAGTGGGTTGTGCCGCATGACGAAATGACAGTCCTACACGACTTGTCCACAGTCCCAGTGGCATTTACCCACGGACACAAAATCCCGTCACAGGCACGCGAACTAGAATGGTTACGCGGTCAATCCATACGCCTGTTACGCGACCACGGTAGAGAACCCCGTGTATGGGTAACCGCCCACCTACACCATCTCAAAGTGGAAGACATGGGGCCGTGGTGGAGACTGCAATGCCCATCCAATGATGGTGGCTCGAAATGGTTCGAAGATTCTGCGGGTAAGTGGTCAACGCCAGGCACATTGACTTTTGTGGTTGGTATTGATCCGGATAGGTTTGTTTCAGATATTGCTGTTGTTTAGGAGGAGTTATGTCTACTGCTGACCGCGCTGTGGAAGTGTTGGGTGAGGCAGGTCGTTTGTTGTCGCAGGATCGGCAAGAGGTTTATGGTGATGCGATTGATGCGTGTCGCCGTATTGGGGAAGTGTGGGCAGCGCAACTTGATTTATCTATGCCCATTCCGCCTCATACGGTGGCAGCGATGATGGCGGGAATGAAACTGATTCGTTCCCAAATTACCCCTGAACATAAAGACAGTTGGGTTGATGCTGCGGCTTACGCAGCTCTGGGATTCGGTACTCTATCGGCATGAAACTTCCCATTAAACCTGTGTTGTTGCCGAAAGATTTGTATGGTCAATCAAATGGTCAGGTTGACCCGAAACTTTTGAGCGCTATTACTGGTGGGAAGTTGCATCATTTGGCGGCTAAAGCATGGACAGCGATGGTTGCTGAGGCCGCTAAAGCTGGTGTGGTGTTGAAGCCGACGAGTCCAGTGGATACTTACCGTCCGTTGTCTATTCAGGAGAAAGCGTTTCTAGCGCGGTATGACAACACCAAGCGTGACACCCGCCATGAGAAATGGAAGGGTAAGGATTGGTGGTTGAAGCCAAAGATGGCTGGGGTTGCTGTTCCTGGTACGAGTAATCATGGTTGGGGTTTGGCTGTTGATGTGGCTGGTATGAATGATCAGCGGTTGAAGTGGTTGTTGACTAATGCTGCGCGGTTTGGGTTTAGTTGGGAATCGCAGTCTGAACCGTGGCATTTGCGTTATGTGGTTGGGGATCGTGTTCCTCCCGCAGTGAAGTAACTAGTCGTTGCAGTAACCATTGGGCGCAAGGTACGGCTACCGCGTTGCCCATTTGTTTGTAGCGGGCTGAGTCTTTTTGTTCAATGACTTGGCCGGTTTTGTCTATGCGTTGCTCTGTCCATCCGTCAGGGAACCCTTGTAGGCGTTCACATTCAACTGGCGTCAAGCGTCGAACAATTGTTGGTTGCGCTATGAATGTTTGCGCATGATGTGATTGCACCGATGGTTGTTGTGCTTGCAATGCTCGACTCGTTTCTATTTCTGTGGCACTGAAAGTATTGGCTTGCGCATCTTCACGGATCGAATATGCAATAGTTAGTACAGTTGCGCGTGTATCGCCTTTATTGTCAAACACATTCAAAGTAGGACACACTCCCCCTTCAATCCGTGTTTCATAATCATCTGCGCTCATTGCGCGACGACTCTTGCTGAACCAAAAGATGTCCGACATATGCGTCCTGTCCGTTGAATCCACCTGGATGTGCCCCAGCGGAAAGGCAACCAGCGATATCAGTCACCGATGACCACCGTGTCTTCTGGTCGTTTGACCATAGATGCGTTGAGAGTTTTGACTCCGGCTGCGTAAGTCCCGAATCCGGCCTGCCCGAAGACTCTCTCTCTCTCTCTCTCTCTCTCTTACGACTGTGCGACCTGCTCCAACGCCACCTGTAACGGTTCCGGTAGCGTCTTGCCCCGTTTGGTTGCTCGACGCAAAATCCCCTGCGCCGCTTTCGCACTCAAGCAATACTTCTGCGAGGGTGTCTGCTCCAAAATGTCCCGCAACGATGAACACACGCCGCCGTCTTTGGGGTACTCCGAAGTGTTGAGCATCCAGCACTCGCCATCCGACGCGATACCCGAGCTGGCCCAACGCCCCGATGACGGTTCCCATATCCCGTCCACCATTACTGCTGAGGAGACCTGGCACATTTTCCAATAGGAGTGCTTGGGGTTTGATTTCTTCAGCGATGCGAATAATTTCCCAAAATAGTCCACTGCGCTCACCAACCAATCCGGCGCGTTTTCCTGCAATGGAAAGGTCTTGGCAGGGGAATCCCCCAGTAACGATAACTGTCCCTTCATAATCTCCTAACAGTTCCTTTCCGGTCACTTTGGTTACATCGGTATATAGGCGGGTTTCAGGAAATTGGTGCGCTAAAACACCTCTAGCGTTGTCATCAATTTCAACTGCTGCAATGGTGGGAATGTCAAGGTTTTGTGCAGCAAGATCAAAACCACCCACTCCTGCAAATAGGGAAATGAGTGCTATGTCAGACATATTGTTTGCCTTGGGTTTTCATTTTGGCTTTCACATCATTCACAATGGCTTGTTGTGTCACATTCCGCAAACGACCTTCAGTGAATGAAAACTTGGGGGTATAGCCGGAACGCTCAAGACTTTTATAAACAACGGAATAGTTGATTCCCACGATTTTTGCTATCTGCCGTGGGGAGTATCCAGCGCGGGATAGTTGCAGGAACACTTGGTCGCGTTGTCTAGTCAGGTCGCGTAAGTGTTTGTGCGCTGCTGTCATTTGTTCTTGGACACGCCGGGCTTCTTCCGGGGTCATGTTGCCGCCTTTCCGGTAGGTTTGTGCTAGCGTACACCCTACCAACTAGCAAGGAGGCACCG